AGCCTATTTTGCTTACAAGCGAGACGCGGCTGGGAAACCGACTAAGTCCCAAGAAGTGTGGGAGTTATCGGTCGAAGAAATGACGATTGGAGATGACAGCCCAAAAGTTTCGAAGCCGGAAGCATCAACCGACTAATAATCGAGATTGCAATTGCAACCGGTATTCCGATGAGTGAATGGACTGACATAGACCAAGTTCTAACGGCGATTGAAATATTGAAGGAGCGCAAAGGTGGCAGATGAAGGTTTAAGCCCTTACACACAACGCGAACTCCGACAACTAGCAAAAGCGTTTTCTTTGATGGGAGATGAAGCAATTGCGGAAGCTCGCTCGACTTCTAACGCTTTGGCTTCTTATGCGGCTAATGAAATCAAACAAGCAGGTTACGGACGCACAGTTTCAGCAAAAGCAGTGCGCAGAGTCGTTGATGGAGCCAAAGTTAGTAATACATCAAAGACAGGTCGAATCTCATTCGGATTTGCATCTCAGCGTTTTTCTGGTGGGGCAACGACCCAGCAATTATGGGGTGGATTGGAATTTGGTGATCCTACGGGTAAATACAAACAATTTCCGAGTTACAGCGGAAGATATGGCGCAGGAGCTCGCGGCTGGTTTATTTACCCGACCCTTCGCAAAGTTCAGCCTGAATTAACAAAGCGATGGATTGAAGCAATGGATCGCGTTGTAAAGAAATGGACGGCCTAAATGGCTAAAGACTGGCGCACGTTAAAATTAGAAATTCTCGCCGAGACAAAGCAATTTGTCACAGATATGAAAAAGGGCGAAAATCAGGTTGAGTCTTTCGGCGATAAAGCTACCAAAATGGGCAAGGTCGCTGCCGCTGCTTTCGCTGCTGCTGCCGCTGCGGCTGCTGCTTATGCTGGCAAGTTAGCCATTGAAGGGGTTAAGGCTGCCATCGAAGATGAAGCCGCTCAGAAGCGTCTCGCCACAGCTCTTAAGAACGTCACCGATGTCACCGATGAACAAATTGCTGCTATTGAAGAACAGATACTCAAGACTTCACTCGCTACCGGCGTAGCAGATGACAAACTTCGCCCAGCGCTCCAGCGATTGACTGTGGCTACAAAAGACGTCACAAAGTCCCAAGATCTTCTTAAGCTCGCTTTAGATATTTCAGCTGCAACCGGCAAAGACGTCGAATCAGTATCTAATGCCCTTGCCAAAGCATACGAAGGCAATAATGGTGCTTTGACCCGTCTAGGTATAGGCATCACCGCAGCACAAGGCAAGACTCTTGGATTTGAAGGCACAGTAAAGCAATTGTCAGATACCTTTGGTGGATCAGCAAAAACTCAAGCCGAAACCTTTGAAGGTCAGATACAACGTCTCAAGGTTGGTTTTGATGAAGCTAAAGAGTCAGTCGGTGCAGCGCTGCTGCCTGCTTTGAAGAATCTGCTTGATTACTTTATTAACACAGTCATTCCAAAGTTTCAAGAAGCCAAGACTGCGGCTATTGATCCGATTGTGAAAGCCTTCAAAAACAATGAGGAAGCGTTGCGCGATTTATGGGAATTCACGAAAGACTTCATCGTTCCTATCTTTACAGGCGCTTTAATGACTGCTATCAAAGGTGTGGGAACGGCTGTCGGAGGCGTTGTCAATATCATTGGAACTGTCGTTACAAAGGTTAAGGGATTGGTGAATGATGCGATTAACGCAATCAACGCAGTTATTCGCGCTTACAATGCAATTCCAATTCTGCCAGATATTAAAACAATTCCGACTTTTGGCACAGGCGCATCAACTGGCCCAATGGGTAATATTTCTATGAGTACTAGTGGCGCTTCAACAACAACGCCAACTCCTAAGATTCCAGCCATTACAACGACGACAACAACCGCGACGCCAAAAGTCACAGCAACAACGGGAGTAATGCCAACCTATCCAAGTAGCGGCCCTGCTGGCGCACCAATCACAGTCGGAAGCCGCTTTGATGTGGCAGCCGCTCGAGCTGGTGAAGAACGCGGAAACGTCATAGTAAACGTTAATGCTCCAAGTGTTATTGACGAAGAAGGATTCACCCGAGCAGTCGTTCTAGCCCTAAACAATTCCACTAATCGCGGCACAACTGGCGCTGGCGATTTAAGGTCTAACGCCCAGATCCTATGACAGCTTGGACTCCCGTATGGCGAATTAAAGCCAATGGCACAGAGGTCACCTCAGTCACTCTGGCTGACCTTCAAATTACAACAGGCAGAACCGACATCAACTCGCCCACCCCTGCTGGCTATTGTTCACTTCGTCTTATTAACACCGATAACACAGTTTATCCATTCACAGTCAATACCTCGATTCTTATCGAAGTTCAAAATAGTTCAGCGACTTATGTGCCTATTTTCGGCGGTCGTATCTCAGACATTCGCCAAGTCGTCACCTCAGCTGGTAACGCTGCGGCAGTAACAACAATAAACATTACAGCCATTGGCCCTCTTAGCAGATTACAAAGGGCAACCTTTGACGGCAACTTAGCCGAAGGATTAGACGGCGCACAGATACAAGATTTGCTCGATGATCTACTGCTCAACTCTTGGAACGAAGTCCCAGCTGCCGAAACTTGGAATACCTATGATCCGACAGAGACTTGGGCTAATGCTGAAAATATTGGCTTAGGTGAAATTGATGCTGGTGAATATACGATGGTAAGCCGCCAACTCACCGACGCGGTAATTTCCAATATTGCCAATCAAATCGCTTCATCAGCTCTTGGATATTTATATGAAGATGCCAACGGCCTTATCGGTTACGCTGACGCCAGCCACCGGCAGGATTACCTTGTGGCTAACGGATATACCGACCTCGATGCCAATCACGCAATTGGCGCAGGAATTGGAATTGTCCAGCGACAAGGAGAATTAGCCAATAAAGTCATTATTGATTACGGCAATAACTTTAACAGCCAATATATCGCTCAAGACGCTGACTCACAGGCCACTTATGGCCTTTATGCCGAGCAATTCTCGAGCTATGTCAAGAACGCGGCAGACGTCGAAGATATGGCGGATCGAGTAATACAGCTTCGCGCCTATCCTCGCTACCTATTCCAATCCATCACCTTTCCAATTCAGAACCCAGAGATGGACAACGGCGACCGCGATGCCCTTTTATCTATCTTTATGGGCCAACCCGTTCGGATTACTAACCTTCCGCCACAATTGCTGGGCGGCGAATTCACCGGTTATGTCGAAGGCTGGACATTCAGAGCCTCAGTCTCGGGCCTTTCAATAACGCTCAATGCTTCACCAACAGAATTCTCGGCAGTCGCCCAAAGATGGAACCAAGTCAATGCGGCAGAAAGCTGGAATAGTGTGCTTAATACCCTAGAATGGCAGGACGCGATTGGAGTGATTAGTTAATGGCAACAACAACGAATTTCGGGTGGGAGACGCCCGATGACACCGACCTTGTAAAGGACGGCGCTCTAGCGATTAGAACGCTAGGCAGCGCGATAGATACCTCGCTTGTTGATCTTAAAGGTGGCACAACTGGACAGGTGCTATCCAAAGCGTCTAATACTGATATGGACTTTACTTGGACGGCTGACGCTAGTGGTATTCCGGCAACAATTTTTGATGCTAAAGGTGACATTATTGCGGCAACGGCCGCTGATACTGCATCGCGTTTAGCTGTCGGATTAACTGACGGACAAGTATTAAAAGTTAAAGCCAGCGCGGCCACAGGGTTAGAATGGGGCGACGCGACTGTTCCGCTTCAAACTTGGACTCCAACTTACACGAATATCACTGTGGGTAACGGAACTGTTATTGCCCGTTACGCAGATTTTGGAAATTTCGTATGGGCATATTTTCATTTTACTTTAGGCAGCACTTCTTCCATTGGAACAAATGCAACTCTTAACAGTTTTCCAGTAAGTATGGCTCTTGATGGTGGTTCGGTAAATTCATATCAAAACGGATCAACCGGAAAAGCTGTTGATGCCAGCGCCGGATTAGATTATTTAATGCTTGCCCAAATTGTCGGCGCGACAAATTTTTCTTGGTGGTCGCTTGATGCAGCTTCTACTTACGTCCGCAACACAACAAGAATTACGGCTACTGTGCCATTTACTTGGGCTACCAGCGATGAATTGTCGTTATCAGTTTTGGCGAGAAAGGCCTAAATATGTCTTATCTTGATAAAGTATTCGAAGAAGGTATTTCTGATGACTGGCGTTGGGAACGTATTCGGATTTACCGCGACCAACTTTTGAAAGAATGTGATTGGCGTATGGTTGAAGATGCACCTTGGGATAAAAATGCTTGGGCCGCTTATCGTCAAGAACTTCGCGATTTACCAAATTCAGTAGATAATCCATCGGATATTGTTTTTCCAATCGCGCCAAATGCCTAAACTATGCAAAGCTGGACAGCAATTGAGGGAACAAATTGACGACGATTATCCTGATCGCGACAGGCGTTCTGATGGCTGGATTGCTGACGCTCGCCACGTTGCTAAAGGTAATTCTGACCATATACCAGACGCTCGAGGAATCGTCAGAGCTTTAGACATTGATGCAGATCTCAATGCCCACAAGGAAGAGGCTTATGCCCTTGTGGAGAAAATTCGTAAATGCGCCAAGCGAGGCGATAAGCGGATTAAATACATAATCTACGACGGCCAAATTATGAGTCCGATTATGAATTGGAAGCGCAGAAAATACAGAGGTGCTAACCCTCACCGATCGCACTTCCATATTAGTTTTACAACTTTGGGAGACAAAGACGGAAGCTGGTTCGACCTCGAAGGAGACAGACAAAATGGCAGAATTGAAACTGATGGCGGGAACGTGGGCGAAAACATTCGTCGCGACGGCTCTCTCGACATACCTCTCAGTAGGACTTCAACCCGATTACATTCTCAATGCAGCACTTGTGAGTGTATTGCCTTCCGTGATTAACTGGCTTAACCCTAATTACGAGCGTTACGGCAAAATCAAATAATGGCAGCCTCCGACCTCGCCGCGACTATCGCCAGCGTTCTCGGATCAATCGGCCTCCTTATCGCCGGACTGAGATACATCATCAAACTTGAAAACATTCCCATTGTGTCGCGCCTCGACAAGATGGAGTCTCAGTTAGAATTAGCCCTCTCAGCAAAGGTGGCTAGAAGTGGCAACAAGAAAACGCGTTAAGAAGCCAGTCAAGAAGGTGGCTAAACGTCGCAAAACGACGAAGGAACCAATTCTTACAAAACTGGATTTCTGGGCTATTGCCGCTAAAGAAGTCTATGACGCTTGCCGCAAAGCCGGAATGGACGAAGGGACAGCTCTCGCCTTTGCGATGGATAGAAGCTCTTACCCCGATTGGATTGTTGATCCGAGCGACCCGATAAAAAATCCGCTCGATGATTGGGAAGAGGACGACTAATTTACCTTCGCGAGGTGGAACTATTCGAGGCGCTAAAGTCGGTTTATCCGGACTTAACGCCAGTCTCACCGACCGACCGCCACGACGGCATTACCAGCGACTCCTATATTGAGATGAAGTGCCGCCGAACCCATTACCCCACACTGTTGATCGAGAAGAAGAAGTGGGATTATCTAGCCGAAATAAGGGCTAGAACGGGCGCTAGGACGCTTTATATCAACTCCACCCCACAAGGGGTCTATCAGTTCGACTTAGGGGCTATACACGAGCCTGAGTGGCAATTAAAGGCCCTTCCAGACAAGACCGATTACGCCAATAAAGGGCTAGTGGAGAAGCTGTGTGGCTTTTTAGACCTTAAGCAATCCGAAATTCTATTTTTATGACCGGTTATGACCGCGCAACACCCATTTATTGCTAGACATAAATCCATTTATTAAATACATTTATCCCATCGCAAGGCGAACGTCCAAGCGATAGGGAGCAAAAATGAACACAATTACAATAAGTGACTGGATAGATCAAGATTTGTCTTATCACAGCGCAACAGCCGACGATCTGGCATTAGCGGTAGAGTGGCTATTGTCTTATGAAACTGACAATAAAGCAGTAGCGGAACAACTCTATGCCGCTGCTACCTTTGTGGTAAAAGCTGCAAATCGAATCAAATCTCAAGAATTACGCAGTAAAAAAATTAAGGTGAGTGCATAGTGTCAGGGATACCAGTCATTAAATTTGATAGTCAATCTGGCGCTTGGTCTGATGGTAAGAATTACGTCAAAGGCCAAATAATTCGCCGATATGCCATTGAGTCGTTAGGTAGAAAATCAGTAAGAGGGCGATTGAGCAGAGAAGAAATCTCGGCTTATTGGCTCGACCGATTCGGGGTGAACGCTGATGTTCAATGAAGGTATCTTCTTTGCGCTTTATTGCATAACCCTATGGATTGCACACCGCGCATATATCAGCATTAAAGCCAAAGCCTTTAACGAAGGATACAAGAGAGGTCGGGCGAGCATAAATGTCAGAGAGATCGTTAAGTGACTGGCTCTCGGACGCTGGTGACACCCTCGACGACAGGGGGCTTGAATATGGCGATCCGAGACACAATCTATTACGCATTTACAAAATCGCGAGGTTGCTCGGTATTCAGCTCAGAGACCCAGCTGACGTGGCGTTGCTATTTATCGCGACCAAACTCTCAAGAATGGTGGAAAGTCCAGAGCGCGAAGATTCGTATCTCGATCTCATTGGATACGCCGCTATCTTGGGCCGATGCCGATTTTCAACACCAGAAGATTGGGACGACGTTGAGTCTGACTCGCAATCATAATCAACACCAATGGTGTGACTATTGCAAAATGCGATGGGGACAATTGAAAGATGGGACTTGGCATCTTAAAGCCCAAGTGCCAGCTGTATGGAAGGTGCAATCTGAAACTCCTACTCGGAGAATGCAGGTGCGCTTTTACTGCCAACCTTGTGCAAATGAAGCACAGAACTGGCCGGACGGAACGTTCTGGTCTTTGAAAGAACAATTGGAATATGCGATAGATGAATTCGCAGGGAGAGAAAAATTAAATGTCGAACTATCTTGATGATTACGTTTCGGTGCAGGATCGCTTAAAGGAGTTCATAAATGCCTATCCGGATTACCGCGTTAAAACTCACGTTCTTGAGGAGTCACTTACGCCGAATTGCGACGTTTATATTGTTAAGACTGAGCTTTACAGGACTGAGGCTGATGCTGCGCCTTGGACGACGGGACTTAGCAGCGAATCAAAGCAAAAACAATATGCTTTGGAACTTGCGGAGACAGGCTCTCTTGGGCGAGCTCTCAATCTCGCTGGCTTCTTTGCAAAGCCAAGCGGATCACCTAAGAAGCCAATACAGACAACAAAACCTCAGCTTGCAGAGTTCATCAAAGAGCAACGCCCCAACGATCCTGAGCCGATTGTCTGGGACGTTACGGCTATCGCAGAAGAATTCGGAGCCGAAGTAATTGATGAAATACCGCTCTGCAATCACGGCCCAATGATTCTCAAACAAGGCAACAAGGACGGCAAAGAGTATCGAGGCTGGGTCTGCTCAGAACGCAACAAAGCTGCTCAATGTCCGGCTAAATGGCAGAGAATTGGATCAGATGGCAAATGGACATTCCAAAAATAAACGAAATGCACCCATTTAAGTGTGGGCCTTGCAAAAAGGTGACACCCCACTTTTACATCACCAAGTATGAGTCAGAAATCCAAGAGGGTGATTGGGTGTGGTTAATGGAGTGTCAGAATTGCTTCGAGCAGCGGTTATTTGATCCAATTGACCGAGTAATTAGTCGGGAAGATGAGATAACGCGCTGCGACCAATGCGGCAATTACAAGATGAAAGCAGCCAAGTGCCGAATCTGTAAAATAGCCGTTGGACAAGAACGCATTAAAGAGCGCTATTGGAACGGCAACGCCACACTTGAGAGGTTTATTGATGCCGACATATGATTTCGAATGTCCGGCCTGTGGGGACGTCATTGAGCAGTTTTTTCATATATACGTCAGCCCCAAGATTAACTGCGGCCATTGTGGAGTTGAGATGCGAAAGCAATTCAAAGCCACTCCAGCACACTTTAAAGGCGATGGCTGGGCAGGGAAGAAGTAATGCCAAAGCCTCATTCAATTGCATATATTAAACAGCTACTTGAGTGGGGCTTTGACAAAGAGTTTATTGCCCGAGATATGGGGGTAAATTTAGCATCATTAGAAGTCCGGTTAAATCGAGCAAAGAAAAGGGAGCAGAATGGCAATCAAGGATCTAAGTCTGAAACTAGCGGCGATTAGCCTGTTAGCAGACCAAGCAAAGCGCTTGAAAGACGAGCTAAGGGCTGAGTTACAAGCTGAGATGAATGAACTCGGCGCTGATCGAGTAAAGGCTGAATTAGGTGATGAAGTGGTTGCCTATATAACGACCAGTAAGCCAAAGTTTAAGTGGGTCGTTAAGTCAGATAAGAAGTTCATTGATTGGGTGAAAGCCAATGTGCCTAGTGAAATAGTTGAATCGGTAAGAGAGTCGTCAGTTGATGCGATATTGGATAAATTCAATTACGTTGATGAGTTAGTTATTGATCCCAATGGTGAGCCGATAGATTGGTTAGAAGGTAGCCAGTCAGAGCCCTTCTTAATGACAAAGTTTCACGGAGATGGACGTGAGAAGTTAAGAGAAGCCATAATTGGATTAAATGGAAGTCAAGAGATTGATGTGAGAAAAGTATTGGAACTTGAATGAAGATTGGTTCCCTTTGTTCTGGCTATGGTGGCCTAGATATGGCCGTAGAAGCCTTCTATGGGGCTCAGACAGCCTTTATGTGTGACATTGATAAATATGCTTCAATTGTTATCAAAGAACGCTGGGGAGTGCCTAATTTGGGAGATATGAAGGAAGTAGATTGGTCGAATGTTGAACCGGTGGACATTCTGACAGCTGGTTATCCCTGCCAGCCTTTTAGCACCGCTGGACAACGTAAAGGATCAGCAGATGAGCGACACTTATGGCCCTATATCAAAGAAATTATTAGCCACTTACAACCCTCAAGAGTCATCTTGGAAAACGTCAGAGGCCATCTCACACTCGGATTCAAAGAAGTTCTCCAAGACCTTACCGAAATCGGGTATGACGCAAGATGGGCAATTGTTCGAGCTAGTGATGTTGGAGCACCACACAGACGAGAACGATTGTTCTGCGTCGCTCAACCTACCGACTCCAACAGCATCAGATTCAACCTTCGAAAACTTGGAACGACAAGGCATCAAGGGCAATCACAATCTCAGTCTGCCCAATGCTGTGAAACTGCTACCGACTCCACAAGCAAGGGATTTCAAAGGGAAATCAACGAGAAATCTGGACTTAAATGTTGCAGTCAGTCTATTACCAACACCAACTGTGATGAACAATCGAGAGACGGGCAAGCACAGGGATTGGGGAGCAGATTTAACACACGGAATCAAATGCGACTGCAAGGAGCGCCGAATCCATTGGAATTAGGCAAATTAAATCCAAAGTTCGTTGAATATATGATGGGATTGCCAGTTGGTTGGGTGACTGATTTGGATATTAGTCGATCACAACAATTGAAATTGTTAGGAAATGGAGTAGTTCCTCAACAAGCATACTATGCAATTGATAAGTTAGAAAGGCTCTGACCTGCGGTTATGTTAGCCTACTTGACAAGCCTGCTACCATCTCGCCAAAGCGCGGGCGCGGAGCTGGCCCTTAAGCGGAGGTTGAGGGAGGGCCATTGTCTTCGCCTGATGGCTACGACGCTCATTACAGCTCTACTATTAACAATTAATACAACGCCATCAAAAGCAGATATGAATCTAAAGCTTTATGCTTATAACCTTCTTAGTTGGCGAGAGTTTCAATGCTTTAACTGGCTCATTCATTATGAGAGCAGATGGAATCCAAAGGCTAAGAATGGCTCTCACTATGGGCTGGGCCAGATGCGTTCCACTTGGTATCGAGACCTAAGCCCACAAGCACAGATCAAAGCCTCAATTAAATATATCCATCACAAATACAAAGATAGTTGTGATGCACTTACTCACTTTGAGCGCAAGGGTTGGCATTGAGTCACAAGCGATACAACACAGCATATTATCAGCGCGTTCGAAGCGAGGTATTACAACGCGATTACTTCACTTGCCATTACTGCGGACAAGAGGCGAATACTGTGGATCACTTAATACCCATCAGTAAGGGCGGCACAGATGAAGCGACGAATATGGTTGCAGCTTGCATCAAATGCAACAGCGGCAAGCGCGATCGTATGACCCCCACCTTTTTTGAGCGCACACGGAAACCCACGACCCCCATTGGGAAGATTTTCCCTGAAAATGGCTCGGCTGTGCATTATTTGGAAGAAAATGGAATTTAATGGAGCAATCCACAGAGATTGCCCGAGTTAGGGACGAATCGGCTTACCGAGGTGTGCCAAACCCTCGAATTCACACAAAACTCAGCGATTTACCCTCTCACGGCGAGCAAATGATTAAGTTCTGCGAAGAAATCGGCTTTGAACTGCTTCCTTGGCAGCAATGGCTGGCCCATCACTCGCTTAAATACAAGCCGGACGGCAGATGGGCGCACCCAGTTATCACCCTTCTTTGCGCTCGACAACAGGGCAAATCAACCTTTATGGCGCTGCAAATCTTGTTCAGAATCTACGTTCTCAAAGAGAAATTACAGGTTCACACAGCTCACAAACTAACTACCTCAGCGGAATTGTTTTACAAAATCTACGGAATCATTGAACAGACTCCCCGACTAGCCGCCGAATTCACTAAGAAGCTGGAAAGTAAGGGATTTCAAGAATTGCAATTTACCGAAGGCCGTCGTTATATCGTCCGAGCCAATAACTCAGCTGGTCGAGGTATCGCCGCGCCTGAAACTATTCACTTGGACGAAGCTCGAGAATATAAAGACGAGGACGTTTGGTCTGCCTTGCGTTATACCCAAATGGCTAGCCCTAATCCTCAAATATGGGTTTATTCAAACGCTGGAGATCAGCATTCAATCGTTCTAAACAAATTACGGGAAAGGGCCTACGCAGCGATTCACGGCGGTTCTGATGACATTGGTTGGTTCGAATGGAGCGCACCTCAAGGCATAAAGTTCGACAATTCATCAGACTTTTGGCTAGGTGTCTGCCAAGCTAATCCGTCACTTGGCTACACAGTCCACCCTGACAATATCCGCGCCGTGTTGTCAGACCCTGAGGATATTGTGCGCACAGAAGTTTTATGCCAATGGGTTGACACCATTAACCCAGTCATTAATCCGTCTCAATGGGAATCTTGTCGGGTCGAGGGTCTCAGACTTGATCCTGAGGCAGATACTTGGCTGGCTATTGATCTCAGTCCGGACAGAAAACAAGCGGCGCTAGTCGCTAGCCAGAAACTCCAAGGTGATAAGTTCCAAGTAATTCTCCTGCAAACTTGGCACAATCCGTCTAACCTCGATGACAAATCTTTGGCTAATGACTTGGCGGATTGGGTGCGAAAGTATCCCGTCCAGCTCGTTGCCTATTCTGCGAGAACCGCTTCCGCCGTTGCTGCGCGATTAGCACCGGCAGGGATACGGACTGAGCCGATAGATGGTCTTGACTATGCCCAAAGCTGTGATGAGTTACTGGG